CCTATACGGATGCCTTTTCCACAGTGGTAATATATATCTGGCCCACCAACCTTTAGTGCTGTTATGCTTTGCCTTTGTTATTGCCTGTCTTAATGCCTACAATGTATTTATGCCTATGCTTAATTATACGCTTGAAACTGGCGAAAGTCAACCTAAAAAAAAGCTCCTGCTCTAATCTTAGCTGTTAAAAGCTTTCATAGTCAGGAGCCATAAACCTTAGTGCGGTTTTATCCAGTAATGTCAGAAACTACTGTTGTAGAAGAAGTCAACGGAGTTTTTCTAATGGCATTAAGTTAAACAATAGGTAAAGTGACAGCCCTACCAAACATTCCTTCTACACATTTATTTATCCGTTTCTAGGGTTTTAGGTTTGTTTTTGGATCCTTTTGGGCGTCCACCTGGGTTGTGACTTATGCTGTGATTCTTGGTTACGTCTATTACACTTGGTGTTATAATTTTAGGTTTAAGTTGTCTCTTTGATTCAGGAATCTTTATACCTGCTTTTGTCATATGTTGATGTCTTAGTTCGGTATTGTCTAACTTGTATTCGCCAGTAAGCGAACATTGATACATTTTACACGCTTGACACTGTCTACTCCAATGCGGGTATGGCTTAATTAATCGTTTGCTGTAAACTACTCTTGTTCCAATAATATTAATGTCGCACTCTTCGCATTTCTTGCTTGCAGCATTAACTTCTAACAAATCAAGGGGAATTGTGTTGTTTTCGTCAGGTTCACATTGTCCGGGCTTTCGATAGCGTCCGAACTCTAATAATTCTAGTATTTCTTGTGGATATTCGTATTGTTTCATAACACTATTTAATGGAATAGTGTTTTCCCCATTTGAATACTGGACAGTGTGCTGCCTTTAAATTGGCATTGCACTTAATATCGTTGCAACAGCGCCTATCATAGAAACGACAATAGTGCTTACTGCAACTATCATAGCTTTGATTAATCCTTTGTTGCCTTTGATAATACCTGTGTGTAAATCAGTTACTGCGGCTTCAACTTTTTCTAAACGTTCGTTCAAATGGGCATACCTTATTGCACACAAATCAACGTGTGCTTCTAGATGTTCGCGTTCGTATTCTGTAGTGTCTGGCATTATGCACTTCTCGAGACTACGTTTACACGGAAGTTTCTTCTGTCAATAATTCCATTAGTGGTGTTAACTAAGGCAGTAACAATATAAACTTTACCTTCAGCACCACCACTCAATTCAACATAAGTTGACGTGTCTGTTTTGCCTGAAGTTTCTATTACCATTGCTGCTGGATCATTGCGTCTTGCTGCTACACTGTATGCAACTGTGGAAATTGTGTCAGCACCTAACCATTCTGTCCAGTCAAATGTGTAAGTCATTTGTCCTTGGGTGTCTTTATCAATTGATATACCAGTGTTGCTTTGTTCAAACCCTGTTCTGTTAATTGCCATATTATGCTCCTATTTTATATGTTCTTGTTTCATTAGTAATTGTGAAACTTCTTGTTTCTTGGTTAATTGTGAATACTCTTGACTCTGCAGGTATCACATAAACTATTCTATCAACATCAACTACCTTGTAAACAAAGTTAGGTGCAAACGCTGCTGACATATTTGCAGCACCAGATATGATATTTCCAGCACTAATATTTACCGTAAATTCACTATTTGCTGCTAATTCGCCCTGGTTAACACTAACAACATTTGAAGTTAAACTAACACTTGCAAAGGCACCTATGTCAGCAGTTGCATTAATAATTGTGTCATTTTCAGCAATTAAACTACTCACGCTTTCACTGCTTATTTGTGCGTTTCTTGTGCGTTCAATTACTGCTGTGGTTTGGACTAGAGTGGTTAAGTCAACTTCAAAGTCGGTAGTTTTGTTAGCAGTTACGGCAACAGTTACAACACTGTCGAGGATTGCTGTGTAATTAATACTAGCAACAGCATTGAAGTTTGGAGTAAACAAACTACCACAATCAGCGTTAAACTGTTTAATTATTCCTGCACTTGCACTGATAGTTGATACAGTATTAGTGTCGCTGGCAAGTTGTTGTATCTTAGACGTAGACGCTTGTAACGACGTCTGTGTGCTTACAGCGGCGTCTATACTTCGTATTATGTTTGCAGTTGCTTGCAGTGTTGCAGTTGCATCAGCGCCTAATTCTGCTGTCTTTGTTTCAGTTAAATCTGCTGTCAGGCTTGTGGTTGCATATAACTCAGCAGTGTTTATAACTTCAATACTGTCCTTGACATTGCCATCACCGTGAATCAATAATACAGTGTCAGCATCGTTGCTGAACGGAGTTAGTCTTGTTTGGAAATTGCTGGTATATCTTGCAGTAGTTGAAAGTCTAATTTCGTCATAGTAATGCTGCAACGTAGATGGATATATCATAAACCTATCTACAGTGTCGAAATCAAATCCACTAGCGTCAAATTTGCCGTTGCTATTTGCGCCTGATATTATAGTTTGCTTTATACCATCAAGATAAACATCAATGAAGTTGTTGTTTCTTACCACAGCAATATGATTAAATTCTCCAACTACTGTTGTTAACTCTGCTGTGAAATAAACGTAGGTGCCAGTTCCTTGTGTTTCAAATCTAAACGCATTACTGTATGATCCATCAACTAAATTTTCAACTGAAGTTCCTGTAACATAGAGAAAACTTAATGGCTGCATATCAGCAGCTGGCCCGCTAGCTGTGTCGTCTACGTAAATGGATGGTAAATTTACATTATATCCATTGTAGTCTATCCAATACTCAAACGTAAAGTCACCTGTGCCAACGTTAAATATATCATCTGTTAAGAAAGCACTTACTGCGTCATACTGTGTCCCACTCTTTATTGACGCTGAACCAATCTTAAATCTTGTAGTAGAACTAGCAGTGGCTCCGTTCTGTGCATTTCCATTGGCATTTGTTATTCTAACCTGTAATGGACGAATGTCTTCTAAAGCATATAACGAGAATGAACTAGTAAGTGTGGCATTTGCTAAGGTAACAGATAGACTGCCACTGCCACTGTTTCCACCAATGCCTATGCTGCCGTCTGTGATTGGATTAGCAGTAGTGTAGAATGCTGTAAAGTCTGCTGATGTGCTTCTAATTCTGTCAGCACTGGATATAGTTGATGTGATTGCTTGTAAATTAACATCAGTTGACTTGATTATGTTTGCGTTTGCTGTTAGGGCTGACGCTGTGACAACTACAGCACCAGTTTGTCTTGTAACACTATTAACAGTGTTTGTGCCAATGCCGTTGTTGACATTGTCAGTGTTGCCAACTACAAAAGAAAAAGCAAGACTAGAGTTTGTGTCTCTGAATCTTGCTTCTGAAATAGCACCTATGAAAGATGCTGATGCACTAAGTTGAATGTCTCTGCTTCGGGCAGCTTGTAAACTTAAGGTAACAATATTGTTTAAAGTTAAATCATTGTCGCGGACGGTGTTAACTGTTGCTAACATACTAACCACGTTATCAAGTATTGCGAATGAATTCTTAGTTGCTACAACTGTAACTCCAGTTGTAAACAAGGTTAATGCTTGAATTTCTGCATCGTGTATCTTGCCGGCTGCGGATTGTGTTGTGAATGCTGCCTGCACCGAACTATCACCTTGAACACTTCTGCTTGCAATTGCAATTGTTTGTGATGTTGATATTATGGCACTGCTGTTGCTTCTAATTCTTTCATTAACTGTGTTATTACTAGCAATTACTTGCAAGTTGCTGTTTGTGTCTTTAATAACACCTGCATCTGCAATAACAACAACAGTTGAATTAACTACGGATTGTGTTTGCTTGATTACGTTTATGTCTACAGCAATAGCCGGGAACAATGCAATTAAATTAGCAGCCGCTTCAGTTTCACCAATAATGTTTGTAGCAGTTGCAGTAACACTGCCAATTATCTGCATATTAACGTTGGTGTCTCTTATTCTATTAACATCAACACTTGTGTTTGAAATAGTAATAAGATTTGAATTAAGTCCTAAGACAACATTTACAGTTGATGTAACTGTAAACACACTGTCAATAATAGCAGTTGAGTTCTTAAATCCGCTTGCTGTTATTGTTGGAATAAACGCATCAACAAATGCGGCATTGCCTTGACGAATGCGATTAACTGTGCTTGCAACGCCAAAGGCTGAAATTAGTGTTGCACTTGCTTCTTGGACACTACCAACAGCGTCATTTACAAAGTATCCACTGTCAAGGTAACCATCAACATAATAAGTGCCGGTGTCAACTACTGTTTCGTCAAAGTAATTAGCGTCTAAATAACCATCTACAAAATATCTACTCACTGGTTACCCCTTAACTATTGTCATCTGTGAATGTAGTGCTGCCAGTAGATTCATCAAAATGCACTAACAATAATGTATTAGCGTCATTTGCAAATGCACTTGTGCTTGGAGTAAAGCTGCTGGTGTATCTAACTGATTTACTAAAACGCACTTCGTCTAAGTATCCAGCAAATCCATAAGATGTGCTAGACGCCCAAGCACCAATTCTTCTAATGCCGTCCCAGCCGTATGCAGCATTCATTGATCCTGCTGAACCATTGTTTACTGTAAGTAGTGTGCCGTTGAAGAACATATTTAGATTTGAGCCATCTTTAACTAGGGCAATGTGATGCCAAGTGTTTGTTGCTGGAGTAGATCCAATATTTCTAATTTGTGTATATACAGTTGAACCGTTAGATACTGGTGCTGCAAGTGTCCAAGTGCCGCTCTTGTTATAAAGGGCTATGTAATCGCCTCTTGTGCTTCCTGATGCAAACATATAAAAGACACTTGGCAAACTGCTTGTTCTAAACCAAAACTCATATGTAAAGTCATCACCGTAGTCAATGTCTTGTGCAGTATGATCCACAAGTATGTAATCTGTGCTGCCACTGCCCATTTCTACAGAAAGTCCACCAAATTTAGATTCTTCGTGTGATGTTTTAACTTGGCTATCTTGTCCAGTTAGTGTTACGGCTGTTCTGCCACTTGCGGCTGCTTGGTATGCTAGTAAACTTAGTCTTGAAGCTCCTAAAGGCATATTATTCTCCTTACGCTTGGAAGTCTGTTGCTATACTAGCCCAATAAGTTGTGCCATCATAAAAGATACTTATAATACTCTTGGTGGTTAGTGTTTTGTTGCCGCCTGCAAATACATATGAGCCTGTGCCTGTAGCTGCGCCTGTGCCAGTGACTACAAGTGTCATTGATTGTCCTACTTGTTGATTAGAAAACGATATTAATGCCAACCCATTAGTAATTGTTACTTTTTGGACATTTCCATTTTGCACATTTAGTATTGGACTATCTGTTGTGCCTAAATCGTTAATTACTTCTCTATACCCTTTAAGATTGACGTTTTGTAATTCAAAACTAGATGCATCTACATTACTAGTCCAAGCACCACCGCCACTGGCTGCCCAAGTTAGTATTCCATTGTTGTATGTAAGAACACTAGAGTTGGCAATTGTTGCTGGCACACTTACGCTATAGGCAAAGGCTGATGGATTGGATAACGCATTAAAACTAATTGTGCCGCCGCCAGCAGCAGGCACTAATTCAATTTGGTTGCTGTTTACAATTGCATTAACTTTATATTCAGTGCCAACAACTAATCCAACTGTAGTAACATCACTGCCTGTGAATGTAATTATATTATTAGTTTGAATTGCGCCTATATTGCTTAATTGCAATACGTTTGGATTTCTGTTTGTGTCAACTGTTGTAACAGTGCCGGCTATAGTAGCCGCTGGAGTATAGGGCCATTGTATATCGCCAAGGTATAATTTATTGCCAGCTTCAATTCTTACGTCTTTGCCACTTAAACTTTTAATTTTAAAGTCATTAACATCTAAGTCAGCGCCAAGTTGTGGACTGGTATCTTCACTTAGATTTTCTAATTTGTCAGCGTTTAGGTTAGTGAAGTTTGCATCACCTTCCGTAAAGGTTAACGCAGAACCTTTGGTATTTCTTAGTGTTATTGTTGACATAGCAGTCTCCTTTAAGTAAGATTAGGGTGTTAACAAGACGCTAACACCCTAACAATTAATATTAGGCTAAGCTAATAGTTAAATTGCCTGAACTCACTTGAAAAGTGTCTCCATTTTCTATAAGTTTTGAACTGGTAACCGCGCCCCAGAACAAAACGTTGCCGTTGGTGGCTGCGTCCATTACTGCGATGTGAGTAATAGTTCCCCAAGTGCCTGTTGCTGCTGCAAAGGTTACTGTTGCATTGGTTGAACTTGTGCCGTTTGAAGCACCTGCAAAGGCAACTGTTTCACGGACATAACCATTTCCTGAAATTTCGTCAGTGATAATGCCTGCTTCTAGGTTGGCGGCGGTTGTGCTGGCGTCGTTATCAAATAAGCCCAAGTAGCGTGTGCCTGGTGCCGAATATGATGTTGATGTTAGAACGTGGTCCAACACCTTGTTCTCTAAATAATTACTTGCTGCTGACATAGTAGTCTCCTTTATATTGTCTGCTGTTGTCAATAGCAGACAGTTAATCTGCTACTTCTATTTATCCAAATCCTAAATAATTGTTAAAAAAAGGCGAAAAAAGAGTTATAAAGTTATTCCGCTTGGATTATTATATTCGGCTTCTGTTATATATTTCCAGTCTTGACTATTAGTTGCAACTACTGTATTAGTATCTGTGTTCTTAAAAACAAACTCCATAGTAAAATCTGATGTATTTGTGCTTACAGTTCCATTCGCGCTTAATTTGTCAAAATGTGAAACGCCATTTGACAGTGCTGTGGCAAGAAAAGCATTTACTTGATCCTTAGTTCCAACACATCCTAAATATTCGCCTGCTGTAAAATCTGCCCACAAATTACGTATCGACGCATCTATGCTAGTAGTGCTTTCGTGCCTTAAAACAGTTGGCCAAGTTGTTAAATTCCCGCCCAAATATACTATCGTTGCAACTCTAGTATATGTTATGTTAGGATATGAGCCTGACTGTGTATCTACAACATTAGTTACTTTAAATTCTATCCATTTGTTGACATCAGTAGAGTCCTGACAGTGATAGAATTTGTCGTCGCGTGGTGCTGTCGGATTACTATAAGAATAATTTGATGTAGAATATGTTATGGTAGTTGTATTTGCAGGGTTTGTGTTATTATAACTAAGACTGTAGATATTATTATTAGTAGCAAGGAGGAAATTTGTAGAGCCTTGGGCTGCGGAATAGACGTAAGCATTCATCTGCTCCAATGGCGTGTCATAGTGATAATTACGGCGTCCATATACTGTTGTCGGATTCGGAAATCCAGCTTGAAAATTTGGTGAGTAGTAACCGACTCCTCTTCCGGTAATTTTAAGTTCATAATTACCAGCAATTTTCAGAAATTGATTTGCCGCTTTCCCGCTTGCTATTCGCATCGTAGGATTCGTTCCTGTTGTCCCGTGAGTCCAGAAATTTGCAGCACTACAATCATAAGGATCGCCACCTATTTGTCCAGGTGTCGCTGTTTTTATAGCAGTAGAATCAAAATATATTCCGCTGGCAACGAGGTATATACTACAACTTTCACCAGGCGTTGCAGTTCCGCTAGATGGCGGATTAGCAGTAAAATAATCTGACACAGCGGTATCAACATCTGCTCCGGTTATTATTCCGTCTTGAGCTGTTGTTAGAATATCAACACCAGTCTCGTCACTAAACACATCGAATATCTTTTCAAACAAACTACCTGTGCTGTTTGGCGTAGATCCAAACATTCCATCTAAGTTGTTTAATAAACTAACAATGCCAAGAGCAGTTGCAAGTCCGCCAGTTGAGTCTAATACACTTGTGTCTGGTGTAATTGCATCAGGAACTTGTTCGGGCAAGAATTCAACTAAACCGCTTGGGGTAGAATAAGGTCCAACTGCTGTTGTATTAAATCCTCTTACTTTAACATAGAAGTTTTGAGCATTAAGATTTGCATATTCAAACACTACGGTAGTGCCACTTGCAAACACTCCTCCACCAACTGGTTTCTTTGTCCCAACTAATGTGTAACTACGCAACGCATCATTAGTTTCTGTGGAATCAAATGAAACCCAATATTCTAATCCTTCAATAACACCGCTTGGTGTATCTACTTCAATCTCAATACGCGGACGAGCATTTCTTTCAAACTTAGTAACTTGTGGAGTTGTCGAAACACCAATTGCACCAATACTAATAATGCCATCAGCATTACTTCTAGTGTAGCGAGTAATACTTTGAACACTATAAACATCTGCATCGTATTCTAATGCAGTTACTTGCATTGTTAAAGCGCCGTCGTTGTCTTGACGTTCTGTAATAGTAACAATTCTAAATAATTTGTTAGTAAACCCATATCTACTGTTAGTGACATCAATAACATCACCTGCTTTTAGATTAATGTAACTAAAGTCTGTTTCAAATTCTATTACTAAATCAACTCGACTTTGCTTTAATTCAATAAAGCCTAACTGTTCTGCTTGAACTTGTTCGTTGATATTATCGTAGGTGATGTTTAATGTGTTATCAGGTTCATTAGCATTGCGTTGGTTTGCTGGTATTTCAATCTTAATATAGTCCGCACTATCACGTAAATCTCTGTGAGGAAATTCTACTTTGACACTATTATATAAGTCTTGAAGTCCTGTTCCGCCAACACTAATGTTGCCTAGTATGTTTGTATCACTAAAGCTTGCAGCACTAGTGCCTGCTTTGTTGATAACAACTCCCCACTTGCCTTCGTGAGTGTCATAACTTAACCAAGTTGCAGTTGAACTACATATTTGTTCTGCATTTCGTAACACATTTTCGTCTGTGTCAACTAATCCGTTAATTTGATATCTGTCTGGAAGTGTTTGTGCTCCAGTGCCTTCGTCATTGTATGCAACGCTTTCTGCACTATAAGTGGTTAAAGCAGACACGCTTGTGGTGTCTATATCTGCTGTTGGTATACCCGCACCATATACCGTTGAAGTTAGATAATCATATAATACATCACCAGGTTGCTTCATACTGCTTTCTACTTGGAATAGCATATTAGCAATACCAGTGACACTCTTTTCACGGTTGTAGTCAACACTAACCAACGCAAATACTAGATTTGTCATTGGGTGTGTGCCACTAGTCCAATTAGGAAATACTGCGTCAGCGTTTGGAACGCTTCCAGTATAACCACTTGGTATTTGTCCACTTGAACTTGATCCAGCGTATAAGTAAACCTTAACTAATCCACTTATACTTCTGTCAATTGTTCCATTACTGTCAACAGCGTAATCAGCAGTAATACCGTCTGCTTGGAATACAATACGCTGTTGATTCCAATACACATCGTGGAATGTGTAAGTTGTTGCACTTGAACTAGACAGTGTTGTGCCTGTCTTTTCAGCAAGTGTTAAGCAATACCACATTGTCTTGTTGGCATTTGTCATAGCGGCATCTGATATGTTGCCACCAAAGTATGCATCGCCATAAAGCACTGGTATCTTTGCTTCTGCGTTAGGCTTTACTTGAAGTCTAACACCCTTGTCAATATTTTGTGAGCCGCCACTGCCTTTAGTGTCATTTTCTTTTAGGACACTTTTAGACATTTTGTTAACAGCAAATCCAAGCAATGCTGTTTTTGCCAAACTACTTGCAATTGAATTGCCGCCTAAGAAACCTAAAGCACTTTTACCAAAATTTACTATACCGCTTAAGAAACTCATTGTGGTGCTCCAAAGTTAAAGTTAGATTTAGCAAGTGAACTTACTCTATTCATACTAGACTCACTTGGAAAGTCTACAGGATTTGTTCTGCGTCCACTTGTTTTGTTATTCAATAATTCAACAACACTTGTAACAGTTATTGAAATTGTAACTGATCCTAAATCACTTCCCATACTTAATTCGTCTGCAATTTCGAAGTTACTGGCTATGCCGTGAAACTTACCTGCTGGGTTCCCTGTGATTGATAGTAGTTCGCCTGTTGTTGAATTAAAGAATGCTCTACTAATGACAACTTCGCTGCCTTTAATTCTATTGTTTAATATTTCACTAATGTTGCCGCCTGGAATACCACTAATTGTAAATGTGACATCTCTCGGACTTGCACGAAGTTCATCTGTTGTGTCAGTAATAGTTAACAATTCGCCTAGGGCTTGATAAGTGACTCCGCTAATGTCAAAGTCTTTATGGTAATCGCTGAATGTTAATACTTGGTATCCTGGCACATCCATTTTAACAAATAAGTTAGTTTGAATGTCACGATACGAACTTAAATCTATGCTCATTAAACAGCCTCCACAAACACAAAGGCGCCACTCCAAGAAACTTGGTTGTAGCCAAAGATAGTCCAAGTAGGCATTTCAACACAAATAACGTCCCAGTCTACTGCTCGTCCAACTAATAATGTATAGTTGCCAGCAGATTCTTTAATTGGACGATGAACTGTAATAGTGTTGTCGTTGTGTGCAACATCTGATACAATGTTATAAACACTTCCAGATGACCCTAATTGAATAAAGTCACCAGTCTTAAATCTATAGCCGCTGCTAACATCACCTGGAACATTTGTAATTGTTAATGTATTGCCTGTTGAATAGCTTACAGTTATTCCTGCCGGCACTTCTGCAACTATGTCGCCTTGGTATCCACTAATGTAACTGTGGGCTGATTTATTAATTCTTATACTGTTAACAGTTGTTCTGTCTAATGCTTCAACTGCTTCAATTAATCCTCTATTGTCAGTCCAATACAAGCCGTTTGGCAGTTGCACTCTAAATTCATATACTTGTCCACCAACACTCGTTGCCTTAACAACTCCGGCTCGTGATACAGTTTGTGCAACTCTTTTTCTTTTGCTTATGCTTATACTTTGTGCATTATCTATTACATATTGAAACGACATATCTATCTACCTTATCTTCTTGTTTGTGGCAAACCGCGTCTGCCTTGTTCAGTAACTGCAAAGAGGAAACTTGGATCCTGTGCTACCATTTGTTTGAAACTCAATGCATCAACGGCGTTGATGTTGTAGGTTACATTGCCTCCACCGATGTCAGGTGTCACATTTGCTGGACCACTTACTAACTCTGGACCGTTCTCACCTACAACACCAAAACGCCCTGGGGGAATCATTCCACCCGTTGCAAAGAACCCACCGAATAGTCCTCCGCCGCCGCTACTGCCGCCCCCGCCCCCAAGCATACCAAATGTCTTGGCAATTAACTGTTGGACTTGACTTCTTAATAATTCTTCAAGGATGCTGTTAACAAACCCCTTCCATTCAAACTTACCTGTCTTGGCAAATCCTACAATAGCGTCTTCCATTCCTGAAGTTGTTTTTTCAAATATACTTTGTGCTGACTTTGCCGCATTTGTTGCATTGTCTTCGTATTCTTCAAATGCTTTGCGCCATCCAGTGCTAAACATTCTTGAATTTTCAAATGCTGTTCTTGCAATGTCTTGTTGTCTAGATATTGAAGTTTCTGTAATGGCATCAATCTTTGCAAGTTCTGCACTAATAACACTTGCGTCCACACCTGTTTCAAGTTGTGCTTCAATGCGTTTCTTTGCGGCTCTTGCTATTCTTAATTCACTTAATTCAATTTGCTTGAGTTCTTTGTTAATGCCACTAAGTCCGCCTAGACTTGCATCTTCGCTTGCTCTGTTAATTCTTTCTTGCACTTCTAATACTGCTTCGGCAGCACTCTTGCGAGCCTCTTCAATACTTTGTTGTTGCTTTTGAATGTCAAGTTCTTTGTTTCTTGCATCAACCATATTTTCAACTAGCATTATGCCTTCTGTGTATCCAGTCCGCATTGTTGCAATAGTTTCTTTAAGAACTTCAATTTGTGCTTTGCTTTCTTCAGTGCCTCTTTGTTCAAGTTCAAGAATCTTTTCTTGCAATGGTAGTATGGCACCAATAAGTTGTCTTTGCAAACTGTATTTTTGTTCTTCAAGTTCACGCTGTTCGTCAGTTAGATTAATTAAACTTGTTCTAAATTCGTATTCATCAACAAAGTTTTGTCTTGTTTTTGCGTATGCGTCAAGTGATTTCTGTGCTGCTGCCTGTTCTGCGGCAGTTACTTCAGCAATCCTTTTTGCAAGTTTAGATGCTGCTTCTGCTGCTGCTTCTGCTGCTACTGCTTGTTCGTCTAATGCGGCTGTTGTTTCTTCAACAACTACTGATGCCTCTCTAAAATCTTCAATTACTATTCTTAGAGGATTTGCTATATCTTCTATGGCTTCGCCAATATAATCTGTGCTTAGTGCTTTATTCCAATCAACACTTGACTGCTCGCCAACTTTGGCAAGTTCTTCATTAATTTTGTCACCAAGTCCAGTAAAACTGTTTTCAATAGCATCTGAGCCGAAACTACTAATGTAATCCCAAAGTTCGCCAATCTGCCCGCCTGCTCTACCAACAAATTCTCCAATAACAGTTAAACTTGCAGTTAAGGCAGCAACAAACATTTTAGGCAAATCTCTAATGCCAGTTGTAAGTTGTTCAAACATACCAACAAACAAGCCAACCATCATATTAACTCTATTGCGAGCTGCTGATAACATTTCGTTTAATCCAGCAATGAACGGACGAGCAAAGTTTGACATTTTATCTCTGACAAAATCTAGTGCCTTGCCAAGTTTTTCAAATAATGCAGTTGCTAATGCAACAACAACTTCTTTTGCTTTCCAAAACACTGCTCCGGCAATTTCACCATATGTAGTTGTTAGTCCAGCAACTTCTGTTGTTACTGGTGCTAGTGCTTTGAATCCAGCTGTTAGTAGTGATACCGCTGTAATTGCAATGCCAACAGGGCCGGCAAATGCAGCAAATATTCTCGGCAATAACGCAACTCCTGGTATGCGTTTAGCAAAAGTTCCTAATGCTTTGCCCATACCGCCAAAGGCGCCTGCCGCACTTTTTGCACCTGAGGTTGCTCTAGCAAACGCACCAATTAATGTTGTTAAAGAACTGCCAAATCTAACAGCAATAACCGCTAACAATGCGTTTCTGACTAAGTCAAGATTTTCAACTAATAATTTTGATCCTGCTGCTAATGTTCTTAAAGCTTCGCCAACTCCAGCGCCTAAGTTTTCTGCAAGTTGCTCGTTTGCACGAAGCAATTTTGCGAACTCGTCAGTAATTTCAATAAGGGCTGGTTTGAGTCCTTCGCCAAATGCAACCTGTGCTTCAAATACTGCACCTTTAAGATTGCTCATTGACTGTGACAGTGTGCCAGCGTTTGCTTCAGCAGCGCCGCCAAATCGTGTGTTGCCTAGTGCTTGTAATTCTTTGGTTAATTCTTTAGCACTAAATGCAGTTGCAACAATATCGTCGCCCATTCGTGCGACAATTTTTCCATTCTCTTGACTTACTTTAATACCAAACTCTTTGAGTCGTTCGTATTCACCAGTAAGTGCATCACCTAATGCTTCAGCAAGTTGTTCTAGACTTTTACCTGATGCAGTTGCAATGTTAGAGAAGTTTTTCAAGCCTTGACTTGATGTGTCTAAGCCATAGCGTTGGAATATAACAAACGCTTCAGTGACGTCTTGTAAGTCTTGTGGTAGACTGTTGGCTAAGTCTTTTAGTCTAGCAAGTTCACTGTTTGCTTTCTGTTGACTGCCAAGCAGAGTTGTAAGGATAGTTTTGTAACGTTCAAACTGTGTAGTTGCATCAACAATGGCAGCGCCAAATTGTGCAAATTCACGGATTGCAAGAGCGCCGGCTAGAGCACCTAATGCGCCCTTGATACTCATTATACTGGATGTTGCGCCCTTTGTGTCAACATCTAATACATACTTGTCTCTAATTGTTGCCATCTATCTTATCCTAATATTTCTGCTATCTTTGACTTAATAAACTTTATAGTCGGTTCAACCATCCCTTGTGGGGCTTGTTTACTCCAACCATCGTCTAATCTTTGTGCATAAGGATAGTCTGCTTTGATTGTGGTGCCTTGTAGTCTAGTCTTCCTGCGAGCATTTCCACTTCTAATTGGAGTTGCTGCCTTGAATACGTCATAACCTTCTTTGGGAACGGAACGTAGACGCTTGTCTTTTTTCTGCAAGTGTGGAACTATTCTATTTGTTTTCAACTTCAGTTTCATCCTTGTTCCTTGCCCTCTCTATCATATTTAGCAGTTCTGTTTGAGAGTGTTCTGTGTGCTTTATACCATTTGCTTCGTCTTCTGCTTTTCTATGAAGGTAGTTTTCATATTGAACAGCAAGATTGGCACATTGTATGTCTGCACTATCACCAGACTTTAAGACTTCGCTAGGTAAACAACCGTAGCGTTTAGCAACGAAGTCTAACGTCAGCCAGGAATTTACTTCTGGGCTGATTTTCCTAAAGTCTGGGTCACGGAGTTTCCCAAGCGTTTTACCACAACTTCAATAACTTTAAGCATAATGTCCACTGGCAACACGTTTCCATCTACAAGGATTTTGTCGCCTTTTTCGTTTAGGATCATTTCACTTACTAGTGTTCCAATATCGCCCACACTGCTTTCGCCTTCTAAAGCGGCAAGCTTCATAAAGGTGTCCATACTGTGTCTGTCGTAAATGTAGAATTCTAGTGCTTCACCGTATGCTTCAACGATTTTTTCGTCGTCAACAGTGATACTAATTAATTTTGGTTTTGATGCTAATGTTTCTAATTTCATTTCTGTTTATCCTCAGTTCTATCAATCAATTTATTCGCTAATACTATCAAGAAATTCAACCGACTCTTGGCTTTTTTGGTATCAGCAGCCGCGCAATTCAATTCATTGTTTGCTTTGGCTATTTCTGCAATTAAACTCTTTAAGAGTTCTCTGTCTGTCTTTGAATCTAATATATCCATCAATCTGTCCTATATATCTATTTATCTTTATGTGAGAATAGAGGGGGTTTTATCCCCCTCTACCGTGCCCTCACGCTTTGCCTTAGGCTACTGTGTAGTCGCCGTCAACAGTTACAGTAATAGG